ACCATCTACTCAAATGTCCTCCTCGGCGCGGGTCTTAGCTCAGCCGATATCCCGGCGGATTTTCCTGGGATCGTCGAGAATGGCATTAGCGATCAAGGCGTCCCCAATGTTCAGCGCATGGCTCCTCCCGAGATTCCATCTTGGTTCCTGCAGTCGATTGAACTAAGTGTGAAGATGTTTAATGATGCAGCGGGCGGGGCGGATTTGATGGAGGACAATAAGTTTCCTGGCCAACTTAGGGGTCCATTAGCTGTTCCGATGTTGCAGGAGATCCTCGACACCCAATGGGGACCATTGTTTAACCATCTTGGCGAACGCATCGCGCGTGTCAAGCAGATGCGGCTGAATCGGGTCAAGCAATTCTATCCTCCGACCCGGACGATGCATTACACCGACCGGACACAGAAGGATGAGGTGATGACCTTCCACACGGAGAAGGTGCTGAGGAGTGGAACAAACTTCTCGATTACCGTCGAACGCGGAGCTATCCTTCCTGAGCTGCGTTCGTTGCGCGAGAGTAGGGTCAGTGAGCGCCTGCGAGGTCCTCTAGCGATCCTGTATATGGACGAGCGCACTGGTAGGTTGGATAAGGGCAAGATCGCGGCCGACCTCGCCTTCGGTGACACCGGGCGCGAGGATAGAGAAGCCAAGTATAGGAAGCTGAGCCAGGAATTGATTAAGCTCATGTGGAGCGGTCAGCCTGTGCCGCCGGTGCAACCCTTCTATGATCACACCTCCATGCTCGATGAACTCGAGGATGCGATGGCCACGACTGAGTTCCTGAAGGCTAGTCCGAAGATCCAGGCTTTATTCGGGCAGCGATGGAGTGAGCATGCTGGCTTCCTCCGCCAGGAGGCCCAAGCCCAGCAACAGGCAATGAGTGGCCAGATGATCCATACCGCAGTGGCGCAGGCAACCCAGCAAGCCGCCGCGACTGCCGCTGCGGATGCGGTCCATGAAGCTCATCAGCAGCTACGCGCTCAGGATCAGCAGCCGACGGGGCAGTATGTCGCGCAGGCCCAAAGCCAGGCACAACCGCCTGGACAAGCGCAACCGCGAAGGCCAATCCGGGGCGAACGCCCTGCTCCTCAGCCTGCTGCTAAGCGTAGGAAGATCACCGTCGAGGAGGATCAATAATGGGTGAATTCGCCGATAGGCTCGTTGCCAAGATCGCAAGTATCGATGTTCAGATATCCAGGGTGCAGAAAGGGGCAGACGAACAAGTCGCTGCCCTGACTGCGGCTAAGACTCAACTGCAGGGCGTGGCGAAGCTCCTGAGCGCTGAGAATGAAGCTGCCCTCGCCCTCCTGGTGAAGATGGGGGTGATCAGTGTCATTTAGGCGCAAACCCAAGGCCAACACAGCCGATGTTCAGCCGCAGGAGTTTAGCTTTGATAGAGAGACTCCATCCTATTTCCCGAAGCCAAAGGCTGCGAAACGCGCTAGTCGTCGCCCTGCTCCTGAGCGCTCTCAGAAGAAAGGCTCCAGGCCCTTCGAGGGCGAAGGATGATAGGGAGGGGCGGGCCTTCAGGCCCGCGCGTAGGCCCCAAGGCCGGAGCGCACCCGACCGTCATATGACCGGGGGGTTCTTCCTCCCGAACCCCCGGTGGGACATGGGTTATAAGCTATGTGTGCTACGCTATGTGTGTCCGCTGTAGGTAGAATTATAGCATACTTTCCTCAGTAGGTCAAGGGGGTATCTACTGAATGGCTGTTCAACTTCCCCCTTTTATGCTATGCTCCTTCATAAGGCGAATAAGCCTACCGAATAAGCTCACAGGACTCGGTTGCGCGACCGAATATCCTGTGGAATAGCCCTCTTAGAAGGCCCTCGACCGAAAGGAATTACCATGTCAGATGTCCCGACCGACACACAGACTCAGGATGTGCAGTCAACCCCGACTGTCACGCAACCTACAGAGCCTACTGCGATTGACCTTAATGATGATGCGTTAATCAGGGTCAAAGGCAGCGACAAGCCGGTCAAATTCGGAGATCACGTTCGGGGTTTTCAGTCTCAGTTCACTAAGGCGTCACAGGAAGCCGCGCGACTCAAGAAAGAGCTAGCGGATCGGGAAGCTCGGATTCAGCGGTATGAGCAGGCACAGCGGCAGGCTCAGCAGAATCAGAGTCAAGGTCAGCAGCAGGATGTCTATGCGTCGTTGCGGTCGTTGCCCTATTTGACGGGGCAGGATGCGGTCGGGGTGGTTGAATCCATCAGCGGCCAACTCCAACAGCGGGACCAGATTCTCCTTCAGGCACTCAAACGTATGCAGGCAATGGAGCAGCGTTTGGGCGGTTTGCATGAGAACCATGTCAACCAGTCGTTTGATGCGAAGATCAACCAGTGGCTCAAGGAGGGTGGTTACCCCACTGATCCTGCCGTTACTGAGTTGGCCAAGGAAGTCTACCTCGCCTATACGGGAGACGACCTGGATGAGGAATTTCCTCAAATCTTCAAAAATCGCTGGGACAGCGTGACCAAGGTCTTTGAATCGCAGCGTCAGCAGAAGATCCAAGCGAACAAGCGGCAGCCGTTTATCCCTGGAAAGGGGTCAACAGTCGGGCCGTCGAAGCCGCTGGAAATCAAACCTGATGCGAACGCCCGCGATATCGCTGAACAACTGTGGGGTTCTTGGCGGAATGAGGAGGAAACGTAAGGTTAAGGGGCCTCTTCTCCCTTTCGTTCTAGGTCAATAGATGGCTAATACAACCACAGCAGTACTGGAATCCCTGAAGTACGCCTATGGCGTCAACCGGGTCCTGTATCTGTTTAACCAGGAAAGTGTCACGTTTAACATCCTCAGCCGCGTAAAGAAGCCGGTCGGTGGCCGAGGTCAGTTCATTATGCCGGTGATGGTCCAGAATCCTGGTGCCTTTACGGGTATCGGCGAAGGTGGAGCGTTGCCGACTGGTCTGGATGCCGACACGGCCGAGGCAACGTTCGGGTTGCAGGAATACGTCGGCGTCTATACGCTGTCGTGGAAGCTCATTCAGGATTCGCGCACTGACAAGTTCGCCTTTCAGCAGGCTGTAACCATGCTTGATGATGGCGCGATGCGTCGGTTTATGCGGAACTTGAATAGTGACCTCCTCGACAACGGTAAGGGTCGCCTGGCGATTTGGCCTGCTGCCGATAACAGCTCGCCGTTCACTGTGAATGCCCTGCCGCGACTTGAAACCGGCATGGTCATTGACGTAATGGCGATCTCGGACGATGACACGCAGCGTGCGGATTCGATTACCGTCACAGGTGTCGATCCGATTGCGCGATCGTTTACCTCTGGCGGCTCGGTCGGTTCGACTGCTGCGGGCGACTATGCGGTCATTCAGGACACGACCGACGTTACCACCAACGGCGCAGGCAACGCGCGGCATTCGAATGGGCTCCTGAGCGTCATCAGCGACGCCAATCCTGCTTCCATCGTGGGTAACTACGGCAACATCAACCGCTCCACTGCCGGTAACGAGTATTGGAAGTCGCCGGTCCTCTCGAACAGCGGTACGAATCGCCCGTTGACTGAGGATCTGTTGCTTCAGGGCCTCGATGCGGTGCGTGAAAAAGGCGGATCGCAGATCGACAAGTGGATCAGCAACCTGGCGATTGTTCGTCGCTACCATGAAATTCTGGCCGGTGAGCGCTACGTGGCCCTCTCCAGCCCGTCTGCCATTGGTGGAGGCATCGGTCGCAAGGGCGCAGGCGAAGGCGCGAAGGATGGCAAGACGCCGTATCAGTTCAGTGGAATTGATTGGCACGTTGATCCCTTCTTCAACGCTAACGTCGTCGTGGGCCTCGACACGAGTCATTTCTTCCTCGGCGTTGGGGACAATGAAGTCCCGCGTCCGATTTCGGAGATTTTCGACAACGTGCCGTTCTTCAAAACCACGTCGAGCGCCACGTTCGATGTGAACTTCTACTACCAGATGGAACTCCTCAGCGATAATCCCGCTGCAGGCGTTCAGATTCAGGACGTAGCCGAGAGCTAATCCCTCTAGGTAACTAAGGTAGTGGGGGGAGTCATCCCGGCTCCCCCCATCATTTCCAGCTAAGAGGCTTCCAATGGGACTTCGTAAGGCAATCACCAATTTTGATCCGGTTCGTGTATCCTATGTGCAGACTGCTGCGGCAGGCACTGCGCCGGATGCGTTTGTATTTGTCAACCCGGTTGGTTCGGGTGAGTATTTTGAAATCCTGCAGGCAACTGCCCTGTTTGATGTGGTAGGCGGTGCGTCGGCGGCGGCAGATGTGAAGGTCGTCCCGGCTGCGACTGCCCTGGCGTCAGGCACGACTGCCCTTGCAGCGACGTTTGACCTGACTACTGGTGCGAGGACTGCCACCAAGGCGACTCTCACCGCGACTGCGGCGAATCGAATTGTTGCGCCAGGTTCGAGCGTGGCTGTCGATACGAGCGGGACTCTGACAGGGCTTACTGGCCTCGTGGTCAGTGTGACCCTCCGCCCGATGCGTGGTTCGAAAACGTCGGCGACGTAAGAGTAAGTGGACCGAGGGAGGAGCAATTCCGCTCCTCCCCATTCCATGTTTTGGAGTAAGGTCGTTATCATGTTGACTGAGTTTGACCCGGTTAAGTTGAGCATCCTGGAGAATCAGTTCGTTATTGAGAATGTGGGCAAGGCTCCGGTAGTGGGGTTGCAGAATCGCCCTGAGCAAGTTACCCTCGCAGCGGTGAAGCCAATCATCGAGGGTGCATATGAGCATATCGAGATGGCGAAAGCCGACCCGACTCACAAATGGGCTGGCATCGAAGCGATTAAAAGCGCAGCGCAGAACTACATCGTGCAGGCTAACAAGTGGGAAAAAGCTGCGAAAGATCCTCGCACAGGGCGGTTGCGCCCCGGAGCGGTGAGGTTCCCCAGTATGTATGGCTGGGATGCACGGAATCGGCCTCATTGGCGTGCGGTTGGATCAGATAGTGACCAGGTGAGGACCTATTTTGATGCGAACGGGGATCGATTGCCATTCAAAATCGCCCTCATGAATCAGGAAGCTGCATGGGCACCGGAGTGGGCTGCGCGGGTTCCGAAGATTGCCCAATGGACGTTGGTTGTGAATGCTGAGTTGTCACGGATTGAGTGTCCCTGTGGCGCAACCGAGACGTTTAAGCCTGAAAGCCGAGCATCATATAACGCCGCACGCGCGAGGATGAGCAAGCATTTGCGCCGGGTGACAGACCAGGTTGAGGAACACCGCGAACTTCATACCAATGAGTTTGGATCCTGATGGATTACTTACCCGGTAACACTCCCGGCGTCGTTAAATCCACCTACGGGGGCCGAGGAAAGGCCCCTGTTACCCATTCGGTCAGTCGCCCGCGTGCACTAGGGCCTGAAACGAGTCCGTGGTTCTGGAATCCCTATCGCTGCGAGGTCAGATTTGCGCCGGATGACTTTCGTAAGCGGCTCAAGGAGCTACATCCTGACACGGAGATCACCTGGAACCCAATAAACGAGCGCTGGCAGGTCTGGGCGCGCTCACCCAAGCTGCAAACACCTCATTGTAGCGGCTGGCGGCTCCTGTTCATCAATTGGGACATGGATCACGCCTATATGCCGCTCGATGAGCGAGTATTCGCCCGATTGTATCAGGTCGATCAGACGGTCAATGGCGGACGCGCATATATGGACCGGATTGTTGCGGAATTTGAGCGCGATCAGGTGAAAAAGCGCAAAGACCTGCAGCAGGACGCGATTGATCGAGCGATGCCATATTGGGAACACTCCCAAATCAAAAATATCGGCAAAGGTAACAAGTTCGCCACCTATTTGGCCTGAGGAATTCAATGGCTGACCCGATTGTTCACACTGATTCGACTGGAACGTTTATTGTGTCTCCCTCGGGGACTGGACTCACGATGAAGGATGGAAATATCCTCATCAAATCAGCCGCGAATGGGTTAGGCTACGCGACAGGAGCAGGATCGGCAGTTACCCAGCTTACGGATCGTTCGACAGGCGTGACGATTAACGCTATCTGTGGCGCAATTACCACCAATACCG